TCGGCGACACCGAGGAACACGTTGCCAGTCTTGAGGTAGACCATGAGCGAGAGTTCCTGGACCGACCGCTCAGGCGGATTGTGCTCGGTCGAACCCGATCCCCAGATGACCTTCGGGTCGGCGAGGTAGCCAGAGGTGACGAAGCCGACCCGGTTCAGTTGGGGACCGGGCGCCGTTCTCGGGTCGAACGACAACACCAGACCATAGAACCCCGGTGCCGTCGCATTGAACTGGTTTCCCGAGACGGTCAGGTCGATGGCCGCGAGGGCCGCGGTCAGGGTTCCGCCCGAGATCACGTTCTGGTCTTGGTCGTAGTAGGTGTCCCACGGGATCGGGTTGTCGCCACCAGTCGGGTTAGGTGAGTTGCATTCGGCGTAGATGACGTTCGGGGTGATACCACCGCCCCCGCTCGCTGGGCCCCATGTCCTCGTGCCATCACCATTAGACAACGGCGCGTCGCCCGTCGATGGAGTGCCGGACGCGAGTTGCGCGTCTGTTGCTACCCCGAAGTGGTCAAGCTCCATGTCGTGGGTGTTTCTGGTCATCAGGAGGCCAGCGTCAGGCAGGTGACGATGAGGTTGTCGGTCGTCTCGGGCGCGCTCGTCATGGTGAACTCCCCCGCGACGTTATCGGACTCGGTGTAGTCGGTGCCGGGTCGCTGGATGAGGCCGTTCAAGTAGACCTCCAGCGTCCCCGCCACGTATCCGAACGGCAGCGTGAACACGGTCGTCGCTCCGTCGGTCGCCGGGGACGGCGTGAACTGGCCCATGGCCCCATAGATCGTCGTCGTGCTGCTGTCATCGACGGCCGCCGCGGTGCTGGCGCTTGCCGATGAGGTTCGAGCCTGATTGTCGAGGATGTACTTCCACAGGGTGAATGGATCGCCGGGCTGAAGCCCGAAGGTCCCATCGAACTGCACGACACGGCTGCTCTCGGTCCCGTCGGGCAAGGCATCGGGGAAGGTCGTCCGCAGGCTGCGCAGGGGAAGGAGTTTCGTGACACCAAAGACGTTCATCTCGATGGTCACGATATCACCGGCCACAAGGTAGTTCGGCACGCCTGACAGCAACGGGACATCAACACTGAACCACGTGAAGGTGAACTGCCACTGGCTGTAGCGGAGACCCTTCTGCTGACCGTACACGTCAGCGCCCGGAGGTCCGTTGACGATCACGTCAGCCCGCGCATCGACGCCGTCCTGGATTTGGTAGTTGCGCTCGCCGAAGTGCGTCTCGGCCGTCTGCCAGCGCCCGTAGGTTGACTGGCTCGTGGCGTCCTGCACGCGAGCGAAGACGGTCGCACCGCCCGGACCGGCGAACTGGCTGCCGCCCCAGATAAGGGCGTCGTTGACGATGAACGATGCGTCCTCGGTCGCCTCGACCTGCCGGAAGCGATGGGTCGCGCCCTGATACGAGTTCGGGCTGACGGTGATGGAAGCGTTGTTCGGCTGATCGGAGAAGCCCCACCGCTTCTCGACATCCTCGAACGGTACATAGACGAAGTTCTTGGCTCCATCGACGTACCAGACCGCGCCGCCGAACAGCGACATGTTCGTGAACTCGTCACGGAGCTTGGTGCCCTGCGCGATGATGTCACCACCAGCACCGGGGACGACGACGATGTCCTCGATGCCACTGGTATCGAAGTCCGAGCAGTCGGAGTAGTTATCGACCAGGTCACGCAGGATGGCGCCGTCATACGGGTCCGTGACGGTGATCTGCGACAGGTAGTCCGCGGTGTTTCGGAAGACGCGCTTGTCGAAGATGATGTTGTAGTCCGGGCCACGCAGGGTCCACGTACGTAGTTGGTACGTACTGAGGTTGTTGGTGTCGGCCGCGGGCGCCATGTGCCCTTCGGTCACTTGCAGGGCGTAGCCGCCGAACATCCTGATGCCGTCGATATCCAGACTGACTTCGACGCCCGTCGCGAACGAGAGCGTCCGATTGGGGTCGCGCACGGTGACGGAGAACGTCCCGGCCACGGCGCCGAACTGCTGCTCGAACGACGCCGACGAGAAGATGACCGAGTTGGTGATATCGACGTTATCGACCTTGATGACCACGACACTCACGGCAGGCTCCAATAGCAGATACGTACCGTCGAGCCGGGATCGGGCGTGAAGTCAAGCACGATGGTCCCTGCGACCGCGTCCTGGATGTAGGACGCTCGGGACTGGAGGATGCCCGAGACCCAGACCTGCGGCGAGTTCAGTATGAACGAACGACTGAGCGGGAAATACGGCGACCCAGAGGCGATGATCGACTCACATGCCCAGACGTTGGCGGGCGGCAACACGGTCGAGTCAGGGCCGCCCACATAGCACGGCCTCCCCACGTAATCCCATTCGATGAAGTCAACGTATTCGGCGCGACTGGCGAACGACGACCCGATGCTCGTGAAGAACCGCGTCGATGCCGGGTCAAGAGGATGGATGAAGCCAGGAGGCGCAACCACACTCCATGCGGCTGGCTCGCCGTCGGTCTCCAACCAGACCTTCGCTGAGATATCTCCGGTCGAAAGCCTGGTCTGCCACTTGACCCGGAACCAGATAAGTTCATCGTCATCCGAGTAATCGAACGTACTCCAAGCACTGGGGAGTGCGTACGGCGTGGTGCCGCCCGACGGCGAGGAGTACAGATTGAAACCACCCGAGACGCTGTTGATCTGGAAGACCCACCCGACGCTGCCGTTATCGCCACCGCCGTTGTCGTACTGAAGCTCCATCTGGAACCTACCGAAGTTGGCGAATACGCCGAAGTCTTGATAGAAGTAGAACCGGGTCTCGAACGTCATGAGGTCACTCGACAACCACGGCTCGACGCCAGGGTCAGTCCTGATCTCGAATGTCCCACCAGACATGCCGACGAACAAATCGGACCCGTTCACGCCATAGTCAGAGCCGCCCGGAGAGGCGTGGGTATTCCAAACCAAGCCTGATGGTGTGGCCGTTCCGGCCGCAGCCGACACGGTTCGCTCGAAGTCGTCGAACTGCGGAGCCGTGCATCGGTTGGCCCCCTCGATGTCGATGGAGTCGATAGTCACCGTGTACAGCCCGAGACTAAGGCTGTTCCCCTGAAACGAGAACCGCCCTCCGGTATTCACCGTGACTAGATGGGTAGACGTGAACGACCACGAGGATGGCTCCGGGTCGCCAACCTGCCAGACCTTGATCCTGAAGACTGTGGGGGACTGCTCGATCCTGATGTTGCAGGGCTGCAAACCATCGACACCCGGCGTGCTAAACCCGTTCGTTCCCGCACCATCGGTAGCAGCGAAAAACTGCCCAGACACCGAGCTATATGTGAAGTACACCGCGTAGGCGGAGTCATTATTTGGGTGAATAGTGTAGGACACGCCAGCAGAGCCGAGCGTGCCAGTAAAGGTGGCCTGAACGCCAGACAGAAGGGTGTTGACTGTCCCGTTACTTGACCCGTAATCCAGTTGCATCTCTGCGTATACGTCATTCGGGACGGTGTTGAACAGATACAAGCGGGCCGTACCCGGCGTGCCCGCGCCCACGTCTGCCGCGCCGCCATTGAGGTAGGTCGATGTCCAAGTGGCCCCGTAATCGCTCTGCCCCCAGCCATCCTCGACTTCTCGGGTGAACGAGTCGGTGATACCACAGACAGACGGGGAGCAGCCCTGCGGACCGGGGATGATGATAGGGATGCACTTGCCCTGCGGACCCGGCAGGAATCCCGGCGGGCAAATCTTCGGCTCCTTGATGTGAATATTGAGGTCGAACAGGAACGGGTCGAAGAAACTGAACGGCGTATCGATCTCATGGCTCAGGGTCAGGCTGTACTTCGGCTTGGTCGGGGCCTCGAAGTCGATGGCCATCTTGCGGATCGGGATGACATCGTTGAAGCCGAAGACGTTGCTCGTGAAATCGACCTTCTCTGCCACACGCAGGCCGGGCTCGTATGTCACACAGGTGACGGCGACCCTGTCATCCTTGGCGCCGCGCTTGCTCTGCGGTGAGCCGTCGATGATGGATTCGGCGATGCGCTCGATGGTCGCCTGCTTGAACACCCCGAAGACCGTCGTGGCCGACTGCCAGACGCCGTGCTCGGACTGGCTGGTCGCATCCTGGTTACGCACGAAGACGGGCTGGTTCGAGCCGTACCCGGCGCCCCACGCGAACACGTCGTTGGCGAGTGCCGTCCCGTCCTTCAGGATGTCCATGCTGCTGTAACCCTTGGTCGTGGAGCCATTCGGCTGATCGGACAACCCGAACGGAGCGTTGGGCGTATCGACATCGGTGTAGACGAAGTTCTTGTCCGGGTCGATGTAGTAGATGGCGGCAGGCATGTTGGCGATGGACGAGACAGCCTGCCCCCAACTATCGGAACCGCTCCACGCACGGCCCTCCTGGGTCCACGTCGTGTCCCCGACGTTCTCCACGAGGCTCGTCGTGTCGATGCCGTCGCCGGTCAGGTCGATCCAGTCATCGAACAGTTCGGTCAGGGCGGTCGTGTCAGCGGTGTGCTCGGCCAACAGTGGCGCGAGAACGTTCGTCGGCGTGCTCTGGTTGTAGACGAACCGCTTGGTGAACAGGAGGTTGATGTCCGAGCAGACGGCATCGAAGAACCGCGCCAGCCCGAACTCGGTCACGTTGAGGGCCGGGAAGACGTAGATCCGTATCCACTGCATGAGGAAGCCGCGCCAGACCACGCTGCCATCGACCGACAGCGTGACCTCGGAGCCGAGGCTGACCGAGTAGGTGCCGGTCAGGTCGCGCACGCGGAAGCGCGCCTCCCCCGCGATGCCGTTCACCTGTGACTCGAAGTGCGCGCTCTCGAACAACACCATCGAGGTGATGTCTGCCCCGTCGAGAGTCACGATGACCGTGGACATCAGCTACTCCGCAGGCCCTTCAGCGCGGCGTCGCGGCCCATGACCCTCGTCACCTTGCGAGCGATCTCATCGATGTCCGCGTCCGACCGCACGGTGACAGGCCCGCTGAAGATGGAGCCGATGGTCACTCCACCACCCAGCGAGCCGGTGAATGCCCGCGGGTTGCGGAGGATGGCGTAGGTCTCGGACCCCGCCTCGCCCATCACGCCACCATCAGGCGACCTCATCGCGCCATTCGTGAAGCCGACGGCACCCGACGCATGCTGGACCTTGTCGTCCTCCCGCTTGCCGGGCTGGCCGCCGAAGCCGGTATTGACGTAGCCGCCCAACTGGCTGGTCAGCCCGCGGATGACGACACCATATGCAGTCAGTACCTGCTGGGCGACGCTGGCCATGGCGTGACCCGCGGCCAGTTCCAACTGCTGGATTTCACTCATGGCCGCGGCTGCGAGGTTGTCCACCTTGGTCAGATACGTGCCGACTGCCGCGACCTGCTTCGCCTGCACCGCCTGAAGCCTGAGCAGGCGCTCCTCGGCCTGCGCCGTGTCGATGGTGACCTTGCGGCCCTGAAGGAGCAGGCCGATCTGAGCAGCGAGGTCGGCGCCTTGGCGAAGGTTCTGGATGTCCACGATCTGGACCTGATTGCCGAATATCTGCTTGCTGATGTCAAGCTGCTTCTGGGCGAAGCTGGCCTCGATCTGCGCTTCCTTGACGCGGGCCTGCCGCTCCTCTGGCGTGACGCCCGGAGCCTGGATACCGGCCAGCGCGGTCTGGAAGTTGATCTGCCGCTGCGACATAGCGAACTGGAGAAGCTGGGCCTGCCGGGAGAGGGCGAGGTTCTCTTTCTCCAACTGGCCAAGGTATGACTGTCCGCCCCCACCGAAGTTCCTGCCGGTCAGGCCGCTGATGTCGGTCAGTGTCCGCTTGGCGATACGCAACTGGAAGTTGTACTGCGCGACCGCGTAGGCAGCCTGCTCGTTGCGGATGCCCGCCTGCGTGCTGGCGATCTCGTTGCCGATGGCCTGCACCGACGCGATGAGCGACTGCGGCACGTGGTACGTGTCGATGAGGATTTGCTTGCCCTGCTCGTAGTAGGAGTTCAGTTCCTTCTGGAGTTCGACCGACCGCTGCTGTCCGGCGGTGATCTGCCCCTGCTCCTTGGCGTTTGCGGCCACGACGCCGGTGCCGACCGGCTGGAGCGGATTGGCAAGGTTCTGGAGCGCCTGCTGTGCCGGGAGTTGGGTGTTCAGGCTGTACTGCTGCTGGCGCTCGGCGGCGGCGATGGTGGCCTGTCGGTTGCGATTGAACTGCTGCTGGAGGAGTTCAGGGTCCGGCGCTGTAGCACCAGCGTTGATCGCCTTCAGGGCCTTCAGGGCATCGGACGTTGTCTCGATGGTCTTCGAGTACAGGCCGTTGTCGCGGATGGCCTTGGCCATGGCCGGGCTCAGGCTGTCGAACGCCTTGGCCGTCGCCTCGATACGCGGGTCCATGCCGCTGATGTCCTGATTGAACTTCGCAGCGGCGTCACCGCCCTTGTCCAACTGGCCGTTGACCAGTTCGAGGCTCGACGCAAAGTCCGCCGCCGCCTTGTCCACTTCGGCCTGAGACTGGGTCTTGGTCTGGACCTTCGGAGTAAATGACCCAAGCGGATTGAACGCAGCGTTCGGGTCGAAGTTCGTCCCCGTCAGCGGGCTGTTGGCCGAGGCTCGTGCGGAACGGAGGGCACCACCCTGCTGGTCAAGCAGGTTGCCGATCTGCTCCCCAGTGCCGGGGATGCCACCGAGTGGCCCGAAGCCGCCCGTGTTCGAGGTCAGACCCGCATTCCCTGAAGAACGGCGCAGGTTCTCGAAGACGTGCAGGGCCTCGATCTGATCGGTCAGTGCCTTGTTGCCTGCCTCGACCTCGGCGCGCTGCTGGATGAGTGGCTGGATGGTTGCGGCGGTCGAGGCGGCGATGCCTGTGCCAGCCAACTTCAGCGCCGTGACCGCCTGCGCATTGCCGCTGGCGGCGCGCGTGGCGTCGGCGAGGCTGTCGGTGAAGGCTGCGGTCGTGGCGCGGTAGCCACTGAACCGCTCGAATGTCGGCCCAGCCGCGGCACCAAGCGCCGCCACGCCAAGGTCAACCGCCTTCAGGGCCGCTGAGAAGGCGAACGAGCCAGCGGCGATAGCGGTCAGGTTCCGGGCGATGTTGCCGCCACCCTGGAGTTTCTCGTATTCCTTGGTCGCCGCGGCGACACCCTTGATCGCATCTTCCTGTCGCTTGAAGACAGAGACGACCTGCGGGTCAGCCCTGAAAGCATCCCGTGATGCGCGCAGGCCGACCGCAACCCTTGGGGTTGCGGTTGCGATGTCCTCATTCAGCGTCGCCAGTTCACGCTCGTACGGCAGCGCGGCGCGATTGGCTGCGTTCAGTTCACGCCGAGCGGCGGCCGCCCGAACATCCGCCTCCAAGCGTCGCCCGCCTGTGCCCAGCAAGGTCGAGCCGATACGGGATGCAGACGTGCGGCCAGTCGAAGTGGCCGCCGCGACGTTGGCGCGCTGCTTCTCGATGTCCTCCTGGATGCGCTGCTCGCGCTCCTCGGGTGTGATGATGCCCGCGGCGCGAGACGCGAACAACTGCTCCTGCCGCTGCTGGGCGGCGCGGATAGAGGCCGCCTCTGGCGCTACGACACGGCGCGGGCGCGGAGCGTTTGCGCGGTCAGCGAACTCCTGATCTCGCCGGTTTCGTTCACGCGCCTGCCGCTCCTGAAGTGTCTCGTTATCCGGCGTCCTCGGCGGGGTCGGAGCAGGCCGAGGGGCAGCGGGCTGAGCGTTGTGTGCGGCCAAGGCAGCTTGGGCTGCCAGTGGCTCCTGCTGCCTGCCGATGCGCTCCTCTTGGTCGGAGAAATACCTGTCGGCGAGATCGGCCAGTTCGTCGTACTGGTCCCGCGTTGCGGCGACTTCGCGGATACGCTGGCGCTCCTGCTCCCTGAATGCGACCTGCCCAGCAGAGGCCCGACGCCGCTGGATGGCATCCTCCTCGCGGGCCATCTGGGCATACGCCCCACCTGTCGCAGCGCGAGGCTGCGGCCGCAACTGGATGTTGTACTGGCTGTCCTCCTCCTCCTCGGGTGCCGCGGTCCGGGCACGCGAAGAGCCCCTGCGCGGCACACCTCGACCAGAGGTGGCGGCAGCAGGGGCAGGAGCGTTGGCGGCATTCTCCGTGGCGGTTGCGAGCGCGGCGCGGAACTCGGCAAGGGCCGTGACGAGAGACTTGATCTCGCCCTGAAGGGCGCCGGTATCGACAGACGGCGCGGCGACTTCGGCCTGCGTGTTGGTCTGGATGGAGCGCGTCGAGGCTTCGAGAGCGGTGCGCTGGGCACGGTGAGCCTGCCCGACCTTCTCGACCTCGCCGGTCAGTTCGTTGTAGACCTCGCCCTGCTTGGCGAGTTCCTCGTTGATCTTCGCGGTCAGCGAAGACTGGCCCTGCTGCGAGATGGCGGCAGTCCCTGCGCCCTGACCGAAGACGGGTCGAGCAGGGGGCTGCTGTCGCGCCGGGGCACGGGTCGAGAGATTGGCGAAGCCCTGTTCGATGGCATGGGTCAGCGACGTGAGGTCTTGGCCACCACCGCCCGCTGCACCGCCGGTTCCCCCCGTGAAGCGGGCGCCGACCGTGACCTCGAAGTGCTGCTTCGCCCACTGCTGGGCAAGGCGCTCGGCCTCGGCCAAGTCGGCCTGGAGGCGAGAGTCGTTCGCACCGAGGGATACCGAGATACCGCCGATGAGTTCGCTGTCTTCAGCCATCGATCCCTCCTTCCTCGGTGGGCGGCGCGTCAAGGCGCCTGATGGCTTCCGCTGCGAACAGTTCGAGCCGTCTGTATTGGCGGAGTGTCAGTCCGTCGAGTTCATGGGGCAGCTTGCCCCAGAAGTGGGCCACGTTCGCCCGGCGTATGAAGTCCGGGCTCAGGAGTTTCCCGCGGCGTCTTCCTGGAGGCTGTTGATCTTGTTGAACGCACGAGACATGACGAGGTACTTGCGGCCGCCCCACTTGCCGATGTCGTCCATGCCGGTCGGCGGTGAGACGATGGCCTTCATGAGACTCATACGCAGGTTCAGGCGCCCGTTGAGCACGTTGTCCTTGTCCGTCGCGGCGGTTTCGATGTCGTCGTTCTCATCGACCGACAACTCGCGGATCGTGTAGGTCTTGCCGCCGTACGGGACCTCGACGGTCTCGTATTCCTCACCATCGATGGTGACAAAGGTCTTCTTCGGCTCCGGCGCCTTCTTCTCCGTCATGGTTCTCCCTCTCAGCCTTTGATCGGTGATGTCTCGAAGTACATGATGTCTTCAAGGGTCAGGATGTTGTCCTCGAAACGTGCCTCCGCCCAGTCCACGATGTCGATGGTCTCGACCCCAAGGCTGGTACGCATCTGCACGCGGACGCGCTTCTTCATCCCCTTCATGTTCATCAGCACGTCGTTGAAGTAACTGAACTGCGCCTTGAAGCGCAGACGGGGCGTGCCATCTGGCCTTAGCCCCGTCCGCTTCACGTTCCAGGCGCTGATGATGCCAGCCGTAGCCCCCGCTGCGACTGTCACCGTCCCCGCATCGCCCTTGATGATCTCGAACACTACTACTCCCTCATGCTCGATTAGCTGCCGGTGAAGATCGTCCAGTTGGCCGCGGCGCGGAACTGGCCTGAAACCTTGACCATGTCGTTGAGGCTCGTGTTGACTGTAGCATCGAGGAAACCCGACCCGTGCGCGACTTCGACAAGCGAGATCGAGGATGCCCCGAGGTTGGAGTCGGAATAGAGCCGGAGAAGCTGCGCGCCGAGGGCGGCAGCATTGAACAGAAGGTCACCCGAGTTATCGAAGATGCCTTCGTAGGTGCCCTGTGCGTCGCGCAGGCCGGGGAACCAACGCTTGTTGGTGTCGGCGAACGCGGAGCCGTCGAAGAAGTCACGCGAGTTGGAGAAGGTCCAACCCGTCTTCGCGGCGACAACGGTGCCACCGGGGAGGGCGGCGCCAATGACGATAGCGCCATTGATGCCAGACCTTCGGTCGTCTGCGTTTGCAGCCATGTCGTTCCTTTCTTATGCGATGGACGAGTCGATGGTGAACGAGAGGGAATGCAGGGCTGGATTGCTCTGCGCCGTGATCCCTTCCCATGTCCCACCGGCTTGCCAGACGGCGACGCCCTGAGCGTCTTCGTCAGTCAGCGAGATGCTGCTGGTTCGACGGCACTTCAGGCTGGTTTGCCCGGTCGGATACAGCCTCGCGTCTTGAAGCGTTCCGAACACAAGCTGGTTGAGACGGTCTGCCTCACCCACATCCGACTTCGAGATGACGAACACATCGAACCCGATCACCGTCACCACGCCCGTCCAGTCGTATTCGTCTGGCGCGTAGTGGAGAGCGATGATGCCGAGCGGATATGTCGTCCCCTGCGGGGCGAACCCTTCCGACCAGTCTCCCGACAGTTGGTCTGAGAGGACCAAGTTGGAACGGAGACGTTGGATGAGGGCCTGCCGGTAACTAGGCCACGGAGTGACCAGAGCCATAGGTCTAGCCTCCGAGTGCTTTCTTGACCTCTGCCGCCATCGTCTTCACGAGTCGTTGACGATTGTCATGCAGGGCCGGTAGGAGGAATGGCTGGGCATGGGTGCGGATGGTCGGGAACTCCACGAACTTCGCATAGCGAATGCCCGCGGTGACCCGGTTCTCTGCGCCTTCCCCAGTCTGGACGACACCCTCTGACTCGATGGATGCCTTCAATGCGCCGCCGATGTGGACACGGCTCCCTCCTCCGGGCAACGCTTCCCGATGGATCGCTCGTCCTGTGCGGACCTCGAAGCGCCCCCGCGCTGTCAGTTGTTTGTTGAGTGACGGGCTGTCGAAGCCCTGTGCGCCCGTACGACGGCTCACAACCCTCGTTGCGTCCGTTCGAGGGATGAACTGGCGTCCACGCTCTACGCCCAGCACTCGGGCCTTCCTGGAGCGGCTCAGGGCATTGTTCGAGCCCCGCCGCGGAAGCTGGACCTTGGCGTAGTTGCGGATGTGGGCAGTGGCGCGACGGGCGTTGAACGAACCTTCGCCGTAGTAGGCGTTGGCGCGCTTGATGGCAAGCACCTTCTCGGCCGAGGTGAGTGGGCGGAACTTTCGCTTGAAGCCCTTGGGCTCCTTGAACACCTTGCGGATGGGCGCCCGTCGGCGAGCCTCCGCCACGACCTGTGCGCCGACGATCTCCAGTGCCGACGCCTCGGCCTGGCGGACCGACGCCATGATCGCCGGGATGTTGAAGGCAGGCACCTCTAACTGGCCTTCTGGCAGCGGGTGTAGCGACGACGGGTCTCGGTCATGCGGGTGTTGCGATCAGGGCGTAGACATCAATCGCACCAGCCGTCGGGGCTTGGTCATCAGTAAAGAACGCAACGCATACGACCGAGTTCTGGACTGCCAGTACCCATCGAGATGAGGCGAATGAGAGGGTCGATGCGGAGTTACTGCCCACATATTCGACCATTGCCATCTGGAGATAGTCGTCCGCGTTGAACAACGCACCGCCCGTGTACCGGCCGATATAACCCGGCGTCGGGGACGCACTGGCCTCACCCCCTTGGACAAGAACCTGACCCGGCTGGTCGAAGACCGTGACATTGACCGGGATGACACAGAACAACGACCCTGCATCGACACTAAAGACGATGGGACCGGCATCTGCGGGGTCCACAAAACCGTCCGTATCAAAGTCAAGGCGATACGGGCCGATGCGGGTGAACGCCTGCGCCTCACCCGGTGCGATGGGCGTATGTGGCTCCTCGCCGCTCTGCATGATGTCGGCGGCGAAATGCTGGTGGGTGTAATCGATGGGCACTGGAACCTCCTATTCGGCGCGACGAAGGCTACAGCGGAGCAGCGGCAGGTAGGTGGACTCGGTGTTGGTGTCAGAGACCGTGAACTCGGCGGCGCCGACGAGGAGCTTGTCGCCCGAGATGATGTCGGTGCCGACCGGGCAGAACCAGCGATAGGTGTTGACCAGCGCCTGTTCGCCCGCATTGAGGGTGATGACCGGCGTCGGCTCGCTGAACATCCAGCCGAGGATGGTCCCCTGTAGCGCCCACGTGCTGTGTTGGCCGTTCGCATCGGTGACGACGGAACGTCGATACACAGAGGCCGGGGTCGTCATGCCCGACTCGGCGACGGCCCGTAGGGCACCGAGTTCCTGGGCGCTGACAAGTGTCATTTCAGGGGATCGCAGTATCGGCAGTTCTGAGGCTGACCGATAGCACGGGTCAGAACCTCGAACCCAGAGACATCGAGATCGGGATCGCGCAGGCGCCGACCGCACCGGGTGAAGGCGTCGCCCGCGACGATGCTCTCCACGAGATGCCACTTGGTGTTCTTGCCGCTGCGGCGGACCCAGCTACCGATTTGCATGGCTGCCATGATATTCCTCCCTCTTGACTGAGAAGAGATAATGGGCAGCCCGGTTGGTGACTGCCTCCCTTTGACCAGCCGGGTTTTCTAAGCCGCCGAGCCGATGGTGTAGCGGCCAAGCAGGTCCGCCGCCTCGGACGGGATGGAGACGCCGTTCTTGTTGACCATCTGGCTCGGCTGGAGTGCGGTCAGGGCGACCTCGGCGACGCGGATGGATTGCATGCCCAGCATGCCGCGCGACGCCATGCGGGCGCTGGCGATCAGGCCGGTCGTCACGATGCCGGTGGCTTGGCTGATGGCGTCGGGGAGGTTGTAGGTGTAGTCGCAGGTGACGACGGAGTCGATGTCGGGCTCTGTGTCGAAGGTGATGGAGCCGTCATCGAGCTTGATGGTGTAGTCATCGGGGTCCTGCTCCACCCCATCGATATAGACCGCGGACGCGACAGTCCAGTTGCCGTGACTCGCAGTGAAGATTGTCGGAGACTCCGCCTCGCATTCATCACCCACCACCCCAAAGGTCCAGCCATAGGTGTAGTCCACGACGGCCAACGGGTTCCACAGGCCGAAGTTCCATCCGACCGGGAAGTAGCCCGAGATGACCGGAGTCAGTGCGACGACCTCTGCATAGCCCTCCATCTTGTTCACGACGACATTGGTCGCCGGGTTGAGGGTGACCGTATAGTTCTCGGCCAGTTGGAGCACGAATGACTCGACGCTGACGAGCGGCCGCTGGTTGAGGAAGACCCGGCGCGAGCCCGACTTCACGAGCAAGGGATCGATGTACGGCCACTGGTGCTGCTCGCCGGTCACCACTCCGCCACGGAAGTCGAACGCCTGCGGCTGTGATGGGGCACCGCAGTAGCTGTTGACCACGGTCGTCGCCTGCACGAGTTTGTTGCGCAGGGTCGCGCGACTGTAGTCAGCCGGAACGTCGATGCCGAAGCCGCCGCGGAGATAGCGATTGACCGAGAGATACGAGACGTTTGCCATCAGTCCTCCCGTGTGTGTGTCGCTGTAATGCAGGCGGCTCTAGGGTAACGCCATGAGGGAACGATAAGGAGGTCACCATGGCACAGGATCAGACCAAGACGGTTCCCGAGAAAGACCTGGCCCGCGAGGCCGGAAACGTTGCGAAGCCGGGCGGCCCGGCGCAGGATGTCCCTGCTCACGGCAACCAGAACCGCGACACCCGCGGTGCGCCTGTGACCATCGAGCGCCACCCGGCGCCCGAGACCAAGTCTTAGGAGGTTCACAGTGCCCACCAAGAAGGAACTGGATGACATCGCCGAGGAGCAGCGCCGACAGCGAACGAGCGTTGTTGAACTCGCCCGCGAAGACGGAATGGTCGGCAATCGCCCCGGCGGCGTGACCGACGGCAAAGTCGTTGACGAGCCCACCGAGGAGCCCAAGAAGGAGGACAAGTGATGGTTCAGACCACGAAGGGCGGAGTCGCCCCGAAGAAGGAAAAGGCCAACGCAAAGACGCAGGCCAATGACAAGGCCGCGATGGACCGGATGGCTGAGTCCCCCGGTCGATCCGAGGTCTCTGACGTTCCGCAGCGCAACCAGCAGGGGTCGGATACCCCGACTACGACCGATTGGGCCGAAGAGCATCCTGCCGGACCCGCCGCGCCGAGCGAGGCGTACAACTCCGGCCAGTAACCCCCTCTCAGCAAAAGACCCCGTCCATTCGTGGCGGGGTCTTTCTATATGTGTGGCGCGGGGCTGGTACTCAGTGGGAGGGAGTCCACCACACCAGCCCCGCGCCGTGGAGCCCGGCGGGGGTCCGGGCACCGTATGGAGCGTGCTGGGTGGGGTAGGGCTCTCGGCGGGCCGGGGACGCCGCCGAGCGCCCCGATGACTACGAGGTCGCGAGGTTCGCGCGAGCCTTGTTGTTGTGCGTCAGGGTGAGCACCGCAAGGCCGTTGAACAGGTAGATGATGAACAGCCGCGTAAGCTGGCCGCTCACACCCGGCGGGATTTCCAGGACGGACGGCCCCGGCGAACCGAGGTACGGCAGCACGATGCTGTTGTCATCGAGGACGTAAACGTCCGCGACCGTCTTGCCCGAGAACGTGGTCGCCGTGTAGGTCCCGATGGAGTCTCCGGGGACACCGAAGACCGGCACGAGGCCGACACCTGTGGCGATGGCCGGGACCGTGAGACCCGGAACGAACTCGGTCCGATCAACAGACCGCTGGATAGAGGTGAGGCTATCCGTCAGGCGCTGCTGCTCCTGTGCCCGCATGTAGACCACGTTCGGCACGCCGCCGCCTGCGTTGGTGATCGGAACCATGGTGGCGCCGATTGCCGCAGCGAAGGTGTCGGGGTTCGACGTGAGATACGGGCTGAAGTTGACGGCGTCCGCCGTGTTCAGGATCGACCGAAGGCCGGTGAACCCGTTGGGATCGTAGAGTCCAAGCTCGTTCGACGCGGTGCCGCCCGAGTTGGATGCCTGCCCCTGGAAAATCGTCTTCTGCATCTTGTGGGCCATCGCGGTGAGGCCCTGCTGGATTTCGATCTGCTGGGGGTTCCACGGCATGCCGCCCGCCGGAACAGCAAGCTGCTCGCGGAAGGTGACGCCACGCCGGGTGGCAAGCTGGGCGATGTTCGTGTTCTGGCGGACGTAGGTCGCGTTGTCGTCCGTGACGGTGCCGAGTTCGGTCATGAACTCCGCGTCGCCATAGGCGGTGATCTGGTTCCACGAGTGGATCAGACCGTTGGCCGGGACCTTGCGCATCCGCTCGTAGGCCGGGAAAGCCTTGACGAACATCGTGTACAGGATCGGTTCGAGGTCGATGCGCTGGAGCGCCGCGCCACCAGTGGTGTCAAGCACCTTGCTGATGAGCGGGTCGTTCCCCATCGCCTGCGAAAGCAGATAGTCGTTCCCGAGCGGAACGCCCTGCTGCTTGGAAAGCTGGATGTAGAACAACTCGGTGAGTTCGTTCGAGTTCAGCTTCATGAGTTCCCGCTGCATCAGGATGCGGTCCCCGTTGGACAGCACCTTGCGCATCGAGGGCATCGAGCCACTGACATCGTCGCCAGTGGACTTCAGGATCGGCTCGTGGGTGTCGTTCGCCTTATCGAACGAGCCCCCGAACTCGGAGAGCGCCGCGAGGACGTTCTCCAATCCGGTTTCAGGCATCTAGTCTCCTCGTTTGGCCAGGTATTCTGCGATTTCGGGATCGAACAGCTTGTGGACATCGGTGAAGCTGCTCACGTAGCCCGCCGTCTTCGCTCGAAGCGGCTGCTCCATGACCTTCTCGATGACCGCCTTCGCCAGTTCGACCTCGCCGAACACTGTCTGGTTCTCCGCCTTCAGCGTGGCGTTCGCGGCGATCAAGGCTGCGTTCTCATCGCGCAGGTGCTTGATCTCCTTGACCAGCTTCTCGACGTGACCCAGGAGTTCGGCAACCTCCGGCGCCAGAGCGGCAGCCTTCTGCTCGATGGCAGGGTCGGCCTCGTCCTCGGCGCTGGGTGCTGTCTCAGGGGTTTCTACCTCTTCGGCAGATGCCTGACCACCCGTGGCGTCTTCATCAGTTGCCGAAGCAACTGCATGGAAACCATTATCACACCCCGTCGTCTCTGCGCTCTGTCCGCAGTCGGGGCAAACCTCGATGGACTTCTCGACCTCCGGTGACTCGGCCTTGGCCTCTTCGGTCGCCTCACCGGCCTCGGACTCGTCCGGGGTGGTGGGGGTCGCCGGATCGGCAGCGACGCCTTCTGTCGTGTCCTTCTCGGGGACCTTCTCGTCTTCGGTCTCAGGCGGCACAGGCTCATCCTCCTCATCGGGTCGGAAACTCTTGATGGCCCGGACTGCCTTCTGAGCCCACGACCGCTGATTGGCAGGGACGCCGACGATGGACGCGGCGAACACATCGAGCCCGTCGATGGACAGGCCGCCTGACTTCTTTCGCTCGTGCTCCATGACGAACGCATCGATGGAGCAGCCGAGCTTCACGTAGCCACCCGAGATGGACTGATGCAGTTGCATCGCGGTCGGGCTCGGCTCGTTGACGGGGCCGGAGATATGCAGGTCCCAGACAGTGTTGCCCTTGGCATCTGACCCGGCTTGGACGATCTCCGCACTGTCCGTGGTTCCGTAGGCGTTGGCGACCTTGTTCTCGTGGTCCGTGAAGATGGTGATGCCGTCACGGAACTTGTCGCGCATCTGCTGGAGCGCCTTCAGGCTGATCTCGTCGCCGTCACGGTCAGTGATGGTTGACGAGGCAACCGCCTTGAACCGCGGCTTGCCCTCGGGATCGGCCTCTCCGGCGAGGGCCTTGGTGACGATGGCGAAGCGCGGCCTGTTGATGGTGTCGATTGACGACTTCGTCGTCAGGGTCGGTGGCATGGACTTCCTCCTCTGACGACGGTGCGTCTGCTAGGTGACTAAGGCTGGGATTTCGTTGACTGGTTCGAGTGCTTTGGTGATCTCCACATTCATCCGCCGCGCGGCTTCGTCCCAGGAGAACTTGGCAGCTTGGACGAGTGTGTTTGCCCGCAGGGTCTTTCGGAGACCGCTGCTCTGCCGGAAGTGATCGATGGCGGCGGTGAATGCCTCGACATCGGGCAGGCATTGGTCCTGCCCCATCGGGGTTGCGATACGGCCCTTCGGCGGGATGAGGATGCCGCCGTCGCCGACGACTTCGGTGATGGCCGAGCAGTCGGTGGCGATGACCGGCGTGCCGCAGGCCATGGCTTCAAGGAGGGTCAGGCCGAAGCCCTCGCCCCATGAGGTACTGACGAACAGGTCCGCGGCCGCGTACAGGGTGGCCAGATGCTTCACATCCCAGCCGGTGTGGCCGGTCAGGCTCGGCGAGAACGTCAGGCGGTCTCGGATGTCCTCGTCGTTCCACGCGAAAGCCATCAGGTCGTTGCCGTCGGCTGCTCGCGGAAGACAGTGAAAGTGGGCATCCATATCTGGGTACTTATGCATGAGCGGGCGCAAGGCGCGCCACGTGTCGGGATAGTTCTTGCGGGTCGAGTTCTTGTCCACTCGAAGCACGAGGAAGCGGTCGGGGTCAAAGCCCAGCGCTTTCTTGGCGTCCTTCTTGTTTTGCGGCTTGAAGATGCTGTGATCGACGCCGTGCCAGATGACCGGCGCCTCGGGCATCGCCTGCTGGCCGAAGTGGGTCATCGCGATGCGCTTCACCCTTGGCACCAGCAGGTCCCAACTCTTGGGCGAGTCGTAGCCGTCGATGGGCATGTAGGCGAGGATCGGCGGCTTGTACGGGGTGTCGCCGGTCTGGATGCCGCGCCACAGAGCGCCCTCGGCATCGAAACGATTGTTGGTCAACGAGTTCAGCACTGCCGCCGGGTCGTTGATGAAGAAGATGAGGTCGGGCAGGAGCTTGGCCACGAGTTCGACGTAGCGGCTCATGCCCATGTAGTCCTGCGAGTCCTTCTGGGTCGGCAGATACAGCCGCATCGGCGTGTCCGGCACGTCGCCCTGCCAGTTGATCGCGAGGACATGGACCTCGTGATGGTAATCACGGACCAGCCTCTCGAAGATGGCGTGCGAGACGGTCCCGAACCCCGACGGAACGCCCGCGTCTGCTATGAGCAAAATCCTTGCCACGAGTCTCCCTCTCTGTGGTGCTGGCTTAGGACAGGATGCTTGCGCGGATGCTGTATTTGAGCGTCGAGTCGGTTTGCGTCAAGGACGCGTGATTGCCCGAGATGTAGTTGCCGCCTGTGTTCGTCCAGTAGCGGTCTGACCCGCTCGCGTCATTGGCGATGTCAAGGATGGCAGCCCCCGTGCGGAAGCCGATCCAGTAGGACGCGGCTGTCAGGTACTTCCCGATGGGGATCGAGAACCACCGTCCCGTACCGGGGAAGCCGGATGTCGCTGCCGACATCAGGACCGCGCCGACGCTCGCGCCGCCGATGATGAGACCGACCGTGGATGCCGAGTCCTCTGCCACCAGACCTTCGATATCCGAGAAGTTGTCGGCGTTCGGACGAACATGAATCTCGATGGCGAGCAGGATGGCAGCACTCGCGAGCGTTACCTTCTTGGCATACATCCGCCCACCGACCGTCGCGGTCCACGCCCCACCAATCGTGTTGTAGCCGACATAGGACTGGCTGAGTCCGCCAACATGGTCGGCATTCCAATCAGTCGGCTGGACTTGCCCGGCATTCGTTCCATCTGGGACGGCGCTGACCTTCGCGTGTGTGATGCCCAAGTTCAGTGCCTCCTACGTGACCAGAACGACCCCGGCCGAACCGTCGGCCCCACCAGTGCCACCACTGAATGAGCCGCTGAATGACGGCGCCAGCGTCCTACCGATACCGGACGACAGGGTGGAGTTGGCCAACTGCGTCGCATGCGTGATGAACCCATTACCGGTCGGCGCACCGAGAGAGGTCGTGCCGTTGTCCTGCGAGATCGCCATGATGAAGAACGATCCGACCGAGCCGATGACCCGCATCGGCGTCCCGCTGATGGATGTGACATCCGTATTACTCAGGGTCGAACTCGTGCCCGCCGTCGGGGTGAGTGTGTCGGCCACGACGTAGACATCGCCGATGATCCAGTTGGAGCCGGTCGCCGTGATGCCGAGCGTCGTCCCCGATGTGCCCGATGCCACTCCAACATAGGCCGAGGTGTAGATGGTCGTGGAGAAGTTGACGGCGAGGACTTCGGTGAACGTGACGTTGGTCAGAGTCGGGGTGTTCACGTCGCGACCCCACGAGGTGATGCAGACGATGATCCGTTCACCAGTGCTCAGGGCGGTGATGGACTTCGACCACGATGCCGTGTTCTGCGCGTCCTGGGTGTAGAGCTTGATGAGGTCCACAGCCAAGTTGAGGTCAACGACATGAGGAGCATTCCAATCCGACGGACGGACAAGACTCGAATCCCCGCCGTCTGACTTGGCGCTGACCTTGGCGTGGGTGATGCCCATCTAGCGGTTCCTCACGGTGACCGGGATCGGCACTGCCGTGGTCTGGCGGGTCTGGTCCGCGAAGACGACGAGGAACTGGGCCTGGCACTCGCCGTCGAAGTCGAGGTCTTCGGGCTGGAGTTCATAGCTCACCGTCCCTGCGGCCGGGTCGATGATGTCGCACTCGGCATTGATGCGGAAGCGCCGGTCGCTGATGAGCCGAAGCTGGAAGTAGACGGTGGCCGACGCCAGACCCGGCACCGGGTCGCCGGTCACGGTATCGGTCAACACGGCCTGGATGAGCGGGGCGGTGTCGCCCTCGACAAGGATGTCTGTCACGGCCTCCCCATTCACTGTGATGTGGGCGCTGATGGACGAAATCGTAACCGCCGCGATGAGTCGGCGTGCGACGACGGTGATGGCTGCGGCGATTGTGTCGATGCTGATCGATGCCGCTGTCTGGCGGATGGACAACGCCGCCGCAGTCGTCGCGATGGTGATGGTCGCTGCGATCTCGTGGATGGTCTTGATGGCGGCCGCGACCATCTCCGAGATGGACGGGATGCTATCGGCAGCCGAGCGGACGAACGTGCCGACCCGAGTGACGGCCTCTGAGACGGCGCCGAGACTGTCACTGATGAGCCGGTTGATGACCAGCACGCGGCTCACGGACTCGCTGATGGAGGCGACCGAGTCGGCCACGGTCCTGACGATGGACGAGAAGGTCTCGGCCACCACCGCTTCGGTGATGCTGACGATGGAATCTGCGGCGGACCGAACGGATGCCAGCGCCCGCGAGACGGCTTCGGTGATGGAGCCGACCGTGTCGGTGGCGGTTCGAGCACCTGTCCACGCCCGGCTGACGCTGTCGGTGACGGATGAGAGAGAGTCAGCGACGGCTCGCCCGAATGCCGTGACCTGGGTGACGGCCTCGGTGATGGCTGCAACTGTGTCCGAGATCGTGCGGCTGGCGGACAGGGTCCGGCTAGCCGAGTCGGTGATCGAACTGATCGAGTCCGAGACCGTGCGGATGATGGTCGTGATGCTCGCAACGACGGCCTCGGTGATTGACGCGAGGCTGTCAGCGACCGTTCGCGTGAACGTGCCCGCACGGGAGACGGTCTCAGTGATGCTGCTGATGCTGTCCGAGACGCTTCGGACCAGTGCGTTCGTCGCTGCGGCGACCGTCTCGCTGATCGACCCGATGGAATCGGCCACCGTTCGAGCGAATGTCCCGACTCGATTGACCGCCTCAGTCAAGGTCGGAAGAGAATCGCTCGTCGTTCGAGCGAACGTGACGACCTTCGTGACGGCCTCTGTGATGGAACCCAAGCTCTGGGCGACCGTCCGTGTGAACGTCCCGATCCGAGTCACAGCCTCTGTGAGTGTCGGCAGGGAATCGGCGACGCTGCGGGCGCCGGACAGGGTTCGAGTGACCGCCTCGGCGATGCTGCCCAGCGTCTGGGGCACCGACCGAATGAAGGTACCGACACGGGTCGGCGATTCGGTGATGCTTGACAGGCTGTCGGCCACCGTCCGCGGGAACGTCTTGACTGCCGACACTGCCTCGGTGATGGCACTGATGGTCGCAGAGACCGTCCGCGAGCCCGCGAAGACCCGGATGACGGACTCGGTCAATGTCGAGAGGCTGTCAGCCCCGGTGCGCAGGAACGTCCCGACCCGGCTGACCGACTCGGTGATGCCGTCGCCCTCTTGGAACGTCCCCGTCTGGAAGGAATCGACCTGGAAGCCGGGGTCACCGGCCAGTGTGTCGGCCGTCGTTCGACCGAACGTCACCACGCGGGTGATGGCGTCAGAGATGGTCCCGTCGTAGAAACCCGAGATGTAGAACCCGGCGTAGTAGAACGCGCCCTCGATCCTGTCGGCGACGGTCCGAACGAGTGCCAGGGCGCGAGTCACGGCGTCAGTGAGAGTTGCGACCGAATCGGCGGCCGTCCGACTACCAGTGAGGACACGAGCGACTGTCGCCGTCAGGGTGGCAATGGAGTCGGCGACCGTTCGGCCATAGGTCACGACTCGAACGACGGCTTCGGTGATGGCGCTCAGTGAGTCGGCGGCCGTCCTGGTTCCCGTAAAGACTCGGGCGACCGTGGCGGTGATCGAACTGATCGAATCGGCAGCGGCCCTTGCTATGGTGAGAGGACCACGAACGATGGCTTCGGTCAGGGTGCTGATGCTGTCGGTGACCGTCCTGCTTGCCGTCAGGACACGAGCCACCGTGGCCGTGATGGACGAGATGGAGTCTGCGACAGTTCGCGCTATGGTCAACGGGCCCCGGACGACGGACTCTGTCAGGGTTGCAAGAGAATCGGTGACCGTGCGACCAAAGATAAGGACTCGCACGACCGCCTCAGTGAGGGTCGAGATCGAGTCCGCGACCGTCCGCGGCCACCACGGGTTGAGGGTCCTCGCTGCGTAATGACGAGCGACCTGACGCGCATTGAGCGCGTAGTCGTAGAGCGCGATCTCATCGAGGCGACCGGGAAACGGGAACCCCGGAGAGGCCGCAAGACGACGACGCCCGATGATGAACTCTTCGGCGTTGTTGGTGAAGGTGAGGTTCCCGATAGGATTGGTGACATCGACGCCATCGACGTAGACGTGGTAATCCGACCCGTTCTTGGTGCAGACGATGTGATGCCAAGTATCGACTGACAGCGTCCCGAGAGACTGGGCGATCTCGCTATCGCCTGACTTCTGAAAGTAGATTTTCTCGTCGTCGGCCCACTCGATGCTGAACGAGCCGAAGCCCTTGGTCGCCACGACCCCGACCTGCCCGAGAGACGCCGCAGGACGATAGGCCCATCCCTCGATGCTGAACCTGTCGCCGACATCGAGAGCATTGTTGTCGTTGATCGTGACCCACTGAGTCGAACCGTTGAACGTGACCGCCGTGTTCGTATCGCCCGACAAAGCGCCAGTCGTCCCCAAGGTCGGGGATGCGACATAAGTCCCATCGTTGGAGCCGATGTCATCGTCGGCGGTCGAGCCGGTCAGTTCTCCGAGGCGCCAGTAGGCGACCGGACCATCCGTGCGAACGACCTTGTAGTAACCACCTGCCGTGCGGACGACCGCCTCTGTCAGGGTCGCGATTGAATCGGCGACAGCCCTCGGCCACCACGGGTTATTGACCCGAGAGGCGTAGTGACGGGCGACCTGAGTCGGGGTCAGCGCGTAGCTGTAGATCGCCGCTTCATCGACTGTGCCTTTGAGCGCGTAGTTGTAGTTGTCCGCGCCCGAGCCGATATCGACTGAGTAGGTGCCATTCGGCATCGTGAAGTCGCCGTCGAAGACGGTGACATCCACCCCGTCGATGTAGACGTGGACATCGCTGCCGCGCTTGGTCCCGACGATGTGGTGATAGTTCGTGTCGCCGGTCAGGTCGAGCGACGAATGGCGCAGGAATGTGCCCGGCGTACCGCCGTCACCTTGGCGGAGATATACGACCCCGAAGCGGACCTCCAGGTTCGGCCCGGTCGTGATGACCATGAGCGTCTCGAAATCGTTGGAACTCGCCCCGCGCTTGTACCAACACTCCAGTGTGAACGAGTCGCCAACGTCGGCCCATGAGCCATAGGCGACCTGAAGCCACTGATCGACGCCATTGAACGTCATGGCCGTGTTGGTGTCGCCTGACAGCGCGCCGGTCACGCCGTGGGTGATGGAGCCGTTGGCGGTCATGGTGTGACCGTTGCCGCTACTGTCTAGCGCATTACCCGATACATCGCCAAGACGCCAGTAGGCAAGCGGCAGGTCGTTCTTGACGATGTTGTAATAGCCGCCATTCGTACGAATGGCGGCTTCCGTGATGGACGAGAGGCTGTCTGCGACTGTGACAGAGATGGGCGCCGCGCCGCTGGGGACAAGGCGGGTCGGCGGCTGTTGCGGTTGTGGCTGACGACGAAAAAGGCCGCGGCCCGCCACGACTTACTTCCCGATCTTGGTCTTGACGTTCTCCGGCACGAACCCGATGGCTGGATGATGGGCGTCGTCGGTCACGAGTTCCCAACGATTCTCGCTGGTCTTCCCGACGGCGATGCCTTCAGCGTCGTACTTGCGCTCGACATGCTCGAACTGGCGGACGGTACCGGTCGCCTCGACCTCTTCGTAGTCGTACATGAGCACGAGCGTCACCTCGTCCCCATCTGCAACCTTGGTCCCGTCCCTGGTTTTGAAGGAGGCTGGCATCAAGTGACCTCCTCGTACGTGACGGAGGCCGACCAGTTGGTCAGCGTCGTCGGGGTGCCCTGAAGCTGGAATATGAATGTCAGGTCCGGGCCGA